AGACGAATTGACTGGTGGCATCGGATTGATACCATTCGCTCTTAGCAAATCCTGGAGACGTTCGAGTTCGGCTGACATCTTGGCGATCTGCAACGTCAGTTCGCCAATCATCAGCTTCGCGAAATAGTCGGTGTCCTTCTTCAACATTACGTTCCAACTGGCGCAGATGCTTGGCTCGTGATGATTCCTGCTGTATCAATCACGAGATATCGTTTGCCCGTAGCAGCGGAAGCAATTGCGTTCGCCAATGCCTTGATACCAGTAACACTCTGACCACCAAGCACCAACTGGTCAGACGCATTGATGTAAGGCAATTCGATGTAGCCACTTCCTGCTGCGTTGAGTTGCTTCGCCCAATAGTAGTTGTTTGCTGCGATCGTCATCAACGCGCTGTTGATGATCTGCATCTGGGCTTGCGACCACTTGAAGTATTGCGTTCCGTTCGGACCAAGATAACTGAAACCAACTGCTTGAATGTTGACGGTCGCATCGGTCAGATAACCGCCGTTCGTGCGATTGATCTGAATTTGAATCGGACGAAAGCTAGCACCAGTCGCGTCGTAATACTGCCAGTGCGCTTCGATGAATGGACCAGGATTCCCACCACCTGGTGCGTAATATGGCTCGATGCGATATTCAAATGCTGGCTGCGTTTGGTCAGCACGACCACCACCTGGCGTCGTGTTGTAACCCATCGTGAAAACATGATTTCCACGATTAGAATCTCCCGGATTGGCCACATAGCCAATACAGAAGTTGAAGTGACCAACAGCACCGTGGTCACCAATTTTCGCCTGAAGGAACTGACCAATGCCAGTGGCTGGAATCGGCAACTTCGGACCAGCAGTCCAACTGACACCATCGGAAGCAACGGTCGAGTCGCGTTGAAGAAGATATCCATCCGCTGCTGATTGATTGTCGAACACTCGAGTCAGAAGGTCTGCGATTGCGTTCCACTCTGACGGCTGCAACTTTGACAGATCAGTCGCAGGATCCGGCTTCGTCGAATGGAACAAAGCAGGAACTAAGGTCATGTTAGATCCACGAATTGTTGCCTGTATCAACCCAACCAGTATCGAACCACTCGATTCCTGGCTCTATCGTCGCATCGAAGTTGAACGCGATTCGCACTCGCTTTCCAGTCTCATCCAGTCCCATCGGGAACGGAGTTTGACGCATATGTGTATCGCGCCACTTGTGACCATTAACGATTGCGTTTCGAATCGGGAAGACCACGCTCCAAATCGCCCATGCTCTGGCGACCGCAAGATCAAACGATTCAGCACGGACCATCACTTGCATCGATGGTTTGATCCATGCTGGTTGACTATAATTGTTGTGGATAAGTTCGGGAGCAGAGCCACCAGTTTCGACGAACGACGTAAAAGGACCAGCACCACCAGGAATGACTGCTTTCGGACCCTGAAAGAGATTTGTGCCGTAAGTCCCGAGATTGTTTTGTTGCACCAACTGAATGAAGTCCTCAGCAAACATCTCAGCCTTCGAACATCTTCGCCATGTTCAATCGTCGCGCAACACGATCTGCAAGATACGGAGCACTTTCACGCAGAGGATTCTCGATGTATTTCGGACCACCCACTGCGTGGAATGCATCAAGATCTTCGTGAACGATCAGTGCATAGTCATCTTGCGCAGGATCAGTCGCAACAAGTACATAGATCCGATTGCCTTCCTGCATCGGACCTTCGAGGTGAATTCCGTCACGAAGATTTCCTGTATCGACAGGAGTCACTGCTTGGCATTCCGCGACTTCGATCAATCCTTCCTCTACCAGAGCATCAGCAAACTGTTGCGGAGCGACAACCATTGCTCGTCGCAAACCTCTCAACATTTTGCTGGCGTCGATCTTGAAGTCAACCTTAGCCAAGAAACACCTGTGTCAGCACAGGAAGAGTCGCACTTGATTCAACATACGGACCTGACATGTCAAGAATCGGGCCAGTCGTTCCATCTGGCAACGTGATCCGATCCTGATCGTTGACGATCACAGTCGGATCCAGAAACGTCACTGATGCTCGACTCACCGTGAGTTCGCCTTCGGCAGTTCGTACTTGACGTCGTTCCCAATTGACAATCGCTGGCCGATGAACAGGAGCAGCGAAAGTATGGTCGCCAGATCCTGTTTCACCAGTGTACGATTCGTGAATTACCGTTGGTTGCATGTCACTCGTCAGACTGTTCGCCACTCCGACGAGCTTACGGATTGCCGTCCCGAGTCCCACCCATTGCCTCCAGAACGAATGGACGACGAACCATTGGACGCTTGTACCACGATGGCACAAGAAGTTGTCGAACGAGATCCGGAACAGCAGCTGATTTCCACTGATATTCCGGACCTGTTTCAAGATTGTCTGCGTCGCGAAGATCGATTGAACTGCCTTTCGCACCACTATCGGAGAAGCGGAGATTGACCGGACCCGCACCCAATCCGGTGAGACCGAACTTGCGAATCGCGTCGTCCTCAGTTCGATCTTCGTCAATCATCTGCAAACTGAATTCAGCAGTCGCGTTCTTGAGTTCAACCGGAAGAATCATCGTGCCAATTGCTCGACCATTCCGATTGACTTGACCTTGCATTGGCCACGGAAGTGCTTGCGCATCGGTTGTAGGAATGCCAGTCCAGACGAAATAAGCGTTGATCGCGCGAGTTCCTTCGATTGCCGCAACAGTAAGAACAGCATCACTTGCTGCTGCAACTGCTGCAGAGACATGACTTTTCGTGGCGATGTAATCCTTGAACTCCTGCAGAGTGATGTAACTGTTTGCAGAAGCGCCAGCAGGAGTTGCGTCAATTGTTGGCATACGCTAAGGGAGTCAACGATCTCGCACGTCGTTGACTCCCGTTCCTCCTACAACCGCTGAGCGGTGCCAGCGGGATCCGCGGTGATCGTTCCGTGAGAATAGTCCTCCGTTGCGATCCGCTGGAGACCAGCACCGACGCCAGCTGCCTTGGCTTCCGCAGCAGCCTTGTCGGCCTGTGCCCGAAGCGACTCTTCGGACGGTTCGACAGTCTTCGCGGCTTCGATTCGAGCACGCTCACTCGCAGAGCGAGGCTTGAACTCGTCCTTGTCGTCGACAGCTTCGAACTTGTCGCGAAAGGCACGAGCCTGATGCTCGTTGAGATGGACGACCTCGCCGGGGAGGATGAGTCCACGACCAGCTTCGAAGTGACTGCCGAAACCGTCCTTGAGACGAAACGCCTTCGTCTTCGGTTCCTGCGGCTGCTCACCGACGTGGCCCATTCCCGACGAACCACGATCTTCCATGCCGGCACGCGACGACGTCTGGCTTTCGCGAGAAGCCTTCGCGTCCTTCTCGGCTGCCTCGCGAGCAGCCTTCTCCGATGCTTCCTTCGCAGCAGCCTCCTTCGCCGGATCGGGATTCTTGTCGCCGACAGTGGCAGGCGGCGACGAATTCTTGGCTTCGGTCATGATTCCTCCCTACGACATGTGGACGATGCCCGACCGCGCGTTGATGTCCGCACGAACGAGCGGGACGCCGATCTGGAACGCCTTGAAGTTGATGTGGAACCCACCCTGGATATCCCACTGAACGGTCTGGAGCGGTTCGCCCTGGACCCAAACCACAGTGTCCTCAGACATCTGGACCAGAACGATGTTGTTCGCCGGCAACTGATCAACGACCTGAATCTTCTGCAGTCCGTCAATCTGAAGCAAGCGCTGGCGAATCGTGAGCGTCGAGTTCGCTTTGAAGTCGGCATCGAGACCGACGTTCGAGTTCCGTGGAACGTAGAGAACCCACGGGCCATACTGCCGAGCGGTGACCGATGCGCTGATCATCGCCAGCACGTCGTTCAGGATGTCAGTTCCGGTCTTCGCAGCCTGAACCCAGTTGCCGTTCGTGCCGAACGTCATCGTGTTGCGATTCGGATGGGTGGTGTATCCGTAGATCGGAACACCGACGAACACCTTGCCACCCTGGAACAGCATCTGCTCAGCCATCTGACCGACGACCGTGCCGGCAATGCGCGAACCAGCAGTGTCGAGCGGTTCGCCACGCGTCCGCGACGCTGTGAGCGTCCGAAGGTTCAGATACCAGTCCTTGTGAGTGATCGGGAGAGGCAGCGAAGCGAGTTCGAACTCGAGCCGATCCATCTCGGTTCGAGTGACGCCATCCATGGAGACCGTCGCCGGATCCATGAATCCCATCTTCTCGTACGAGAGGAGCGTCTTGCCGAGTGAATTCGCAACCGGCCTCACGAGACCGGCGGAGATGAGATCGGCGACCCCACGAAGCTGGATCGTTGCGGCCTGGACGATCGACTGATCGAAGATACGCCACTCATCCGCGAGCAACGTATCGTTGGTCCGGAGAACAGAAGCATTCAGTGGCCGACCCTCGGCTGCTGCACGCGCCATCTGCTCTCCTGCCCACCGACCACTGGCCGCGTTGTAGAACACGCGGCCCTCGTCGACTCCGCCTCCACTCAAGTCGTGGGAAGCGATTCCTTCCATCTGATCTTCTCCTCTTCTAGCGCGGAATCGCGCTTCCTAGATGATCTCGGCGCGGATGAACGATTCGGCGCCGAGTGCTCCACCAGACGACTCGAGCGAACGAGCGAGAATGACTCCGGTCGTGAACTTGCGGAGTGTTCCGTCACCGGCCGATTCGAGCTTGTCGCCGGCAACGATGTTCACACCAGCTGCGCATCGCACGTTGACACGCATGCCAGGAGCGAACGAACCGATCTTGACCGTGTCGCCGACGGCATAGTTCGCTGCCGGAGCGTAGACCGACTTGTGCGAATCGTCGACGCCAGCACCCATCTCATCACGTTCGAGTGCGAAAGTGCGCTGGCAAAGACCTCCGGCCACCGCGTGCGGTGCGACCGACGTGACTCCGTCGACGAGATGTCCCGGCTTGATGGTCGCCGAGGCAACGCCGTCCTCGTTGATGATCGGTTCTCCTCGAAGAACGATCACTCGCTTGTTGGCAACCGCCATTGCATGCTCTCCTTTCTGCTGAGGACGACGTTACTTCGTCGCCTGGTTTCCGTTACCTGCCGACTTCGCCGGCAGACCATCGCGTGCACGAATCGCGTCTTCGAGACTCGGCGGAGCCGGGACCGTGTTCTGCTTCGCGTCGCGCGGGACGCCAGCGCCACGACCGGAGTAGTCGACCGGAGCTGCTGTCGACTTGACGAGCTTGTCAAGGTTCTCGAGCTCCTCGATCGACATCGTCTTGAGTTTGTCCTCGGAATAGACGGACTGTGCCGTCTTGAGACCGGCGACGAGCTCGTCCTTCTTCTTCTGATCCGCAGTCTTCTGCCGCGAGACCATATCGCGAATCGACGCCGGAGCGGTCTTGAGCCACTCTTCTTCGGTCTGAGGCTGCTTCGCTGCTTCGTCGGCCGCTGCCTTGTCGGCTGCCGCCTTGTCCGCTGCTGCCTTCTCGTCGGCAGCTTTCTTGTCCGCCGCTGCCTTGAGATCGTTGGCCTGCTTCTCGAACGTCTCGAGAAGACCATCCGACGCCGCCTCGAGCACCTTCGGCTCCTTGACGGTGTTGTGGGGATGCGCGAGCAACGCCTTGATCCTTTCTGCCCTTGTCATGCTGTCTCCCTTCGCGGCTCCACAGCCGCATCCATGCTCCGCAGCCGCTCTCGGAGCAGCACATTCTGCACCGAGCTTGACGGAGTTGTCGTGCATACTCTGAATTGCTTCCTGATCTTTCTTCGAGTGTCGAGCTCCCTTGGCGTAACGAGGATCTTCGTTCCCATTGGCGTTCATCTCTTCGAGCATGTCCTCAAGCAACATGCCAGAACAGATGTCGCCAATGCCGTAGACGGCGGACATCATCTGCGAGCAGTAGCTGAGAAGCGAACGCACTCGCGCATTCTCGACTTCCTCCTCAGCATCCTCCTGAGCAGCAGTCTCGGTCGGATTCTCCTGCTCGTCAGCAATGAGATCGGCGATGAGTTTTTTCGCCGACGCAGCATTGGTGGTGACCTGGTCAATCAGGCCAGAGAGAGTGTTGTACTGAATGAGTTCGGCTGCTTCCTCAGCAGCTGCCTCTTCAGGTGAATCCTGCAGACCGACGAGCACGGCCGCAAGATTCTTGATCCGTTCGCGGAAGGTCTTGCGCTTGTCATCGGCCATCGTGTTGTTCCTTCCTCGGTGCGTTTTTGCCGTGTCTCGATGAATCTTGGCAGCTTCACGATGCTTCGCGGCCGCATCCGTATGCTCGTTGACAGGCTCGGTCCGACCACCTTCCTTGCTGGCTTTCTGAGCCTTGTCAGCATGATTTGATGCCTGTTTCGCAGCATCGTTGTATTCGTCGGTTCGTCCTGTTGCACGACCAGCTTCTTTCGAAGCCGAATGAGCATCGGAGGATGCTTTCTCTGCAGCTTTCTGATCGTCTTCACCAGATTTGTTGGAATGCGCTTGAGCTGCCTTATCGTGAGCATCGGCAGCTTTTTCATGCGCAACAGCAGCCTTCTCGTGGAGTTTGGCCTCGCGACCACTTCCTGGCTGAGGTCCAGATCCTGGTCCTCCTGCTGTAATCAGTGACATGCCTTTCGCTGTTACCAGATGGACCATCGCGTTTCGTGGCGTTCCGCATCCCATGGCGACGGAACACGCACCGATGTCACCTTCGGGAAGCAACGCCAGATGATCTGGAACGATAGATCGCCAAATCGCATTGTATCGCTTTCCGTTGTAGGTTCCTGCTTTCTCCTCAGCAACCACGTAGCAACCGACCGAGACTTCGATCGTTTCGCCTCGCTTGATTCGCTCGAGGATTCGAAGTGCGTCGTCGCCAACTTCCTTCGCGCGATCGGGATCCAACCACGCTTCCATCTCGAGCTTGCGGTCCTTGGCCTCGGCATTGAACACAAGACCGAACGCGTGCTGCTCGAGTGTTCGTGGTGTATTGCCTGAGACTTGAGTTCCGCCGTCCTCTGGATGGCCAGCGAACGTTGGTCGTCCGTTCCATCCCTGCGGAGCCATGTGAAACTCCTCCGCGAGCACGAGCTCGGGAGTTTCCGCATTGATGGGATAGATGACACCTTCGACGAGAGCAACGACCGGCACCACCACGTGTTCCTTCTTCTGGAACACAGCAGTCCTGATGGTTCCCGTCGCACCTCGGAGATGCAGATTGCGAAGCACTCGTTTCATACTGCTCGTCCTTGCAGAAGACGAATGAGAATCACGATGATAACAACCAGCAAGAGAAGATGGATCGCACTTCCCACTCCATAGGCGAAACCACCTGCCCAGAGAATGAGAAGAATGATCAGCAGTGCAATGATCGGATCCATAACAGCCTCACGGGATATTCGTTCCCGTCAACGCGATGTACATCGAACCCTGTGAGAAGTTCGTTACGGTGCCGTTGCCGATATTGCCGGTGCCCGATGTCATGCGCAACACGATATTCGTCGACGCAGTCCACGACGGAAGATCACCGATTTCGGTCGGAGTCGTTGATGGTGCCAACGAAGCACCCAATTGTGCAGCTGTGGT